CTTTCTAATACTGTCTAAATCTACACCACCTTTAGCTCCGAGTTTTTTAGTAGTCATAGGTCTATAATTAGCAGTTCTAATATTAGCCAACTTTTCTAAGTTTGGCATTATAATAAACTCACCATTATTCTTTTTTGTATCTAGTATTAAAGGTTTTAAAACTTGCTCTACTAAGTCATCTACATTGTCAAAAGGTAAAGTTTCGTCTTTTATTATTTTATTTTTAGCATATTCCTCTGCCTCTCTTATATGCTCTCTTCTTGATTTATTTGTAGACTTTATTAAATACTCATCAAAATATTCTAAGTATTTAGCCTTGTATAAATCAGGTTGTAGTTCATCAATAATTACTTTACCATTATCTAACCTTGTAAATCTTGTGTGCATTATAGAGTCTGCACCATAACCATGAGTAGTATTAAAATACTTTTTTCCTGTCATGTCTCGGAAACTATCTTCAAGACTAATGTTTAGTTTATAAAACTTTTGTACATCATCAACATTATTTAGGGTTACTGCCACATTCTTTGCACCTATTGTTTTGTATTCATCAAAAAATATTTTACCAACTTCATCCCTAGTCATAGTATATTTTATAAATGGTATATTACCTCCTGCTGCATTTATTTGTAAATTTTTTGCTACATTTTTAGCAGTTGGAATAATTATATCATAAGTATCTTCTAGAGGAAAATTCTTTAATGCACCTCGCATCAAATTTTTAGTCTGCTTAAAGTCACTACCTTTTTTTTGTGTTATCAAATCTGTTAAAAAATTCATAATGTCAGAATCTGTAAGATTAGATGATGTAGAAACAGGAAAACTTTTAGTTTTAGTAAGTTGTTTTAATTGGTTTATAACAAAATTAGTATCTAAACTATCTCTTAAATCATCTATGTTATCAAAAAATTGTGAAGTATCAAATATAACTTCCCTAACAGTTGGAGATTTACCATTAATAATACTTTTACTATTTTCTAAAGCCTTTTTTATTTTTATAAAAGACTCTTTTATTCTACCACTTTTTAATATGTCGGTATTTCTACCATCAGTATTCATAAGATTAGAATTTAAATCAAACGGAGAACGCACAACAATAGTACCATTTGATTGAGAAACTTTATTAGGAATTATTAAACCTGCATTAGACTGACTTTGATAGCTATTATTGCCACTAGCATAAGGAACTTCTGATTTATTAGAGAATCCTGATGCAACCTCAGGACTTACTATAAATTCTTCAAAAGGTATTTTTTCAAGTTCATCTGAACTTAAATAATCTAATTTTTCACTCATATCCCTATTTACGGTTGAATTACCTTTACCGGGAAATCTGCCCCCATAAACATCTACTTCATAATTAACACCAAGACTTCGTTTATCAAATGTTTGAAGTTTTTTATTAATAAAATTAAAGTATCTATCATTAAATGCTTTTATATATTTTTGAGGGATTGTTAAGTTGTTATACTTTTTATCACTAAGATAAGAAGGTATAGACCTTTCATCAATTTTAGTTAGTTTGTTGTTATATTCAAACGTAAACCCTCCATCTGCATCTGGTCTAGCATTTAAAATAGACTGCTCAAAGTCTTTTAGTTTTTCATCTATAGCTTTTAAAGTAGCAGTGCCATCAACTTTACCAAAAGAAGGTTCATTACTTATTTTGTTTCCTTGAACATCATCAAATATTTTTTTATCCCATAAATAAAATAAAGAATCATATTTAAATGCTTGATTAGTTTTTGCAGAATTGAGTATCGCTTTATTATTTGTAGGCAAATTTTCTAAATGAGATAACAATTCACTAGGAAGTATTACTTTTTGTGAACTTAAAGAGTCGTAATTAGGAAATTCCTGTATACCTTTTCTTATAGTGGGACTAAATGATTGAATACCTCTCCTATATAAATCCTCATAGAGAAAAGCATTTCTTTCATCGGTATTTCTACTTGCTGCATTTTTAGCATTAAATGGTTCAAAAATATCCTCTGCCTGATTATCATCAAGGTCTATTTCTTTTCCAAATACTTTTGTTCTAGTTTCCTCTATAGGAACATTATTTCTATAGCGAAACTTATTAGCTAGTTTTGTTAACTGATTCCAAGAACCCCCTATAAGATTTGAACCAATAGTTTTTCCCAGAGGTGTACCTAACAAGTACATAAACAAACCTGTACTTGTAAGCCCTAAGCCTATCATATCTCTTTTTTCTAGAGCTATATTAAAATCCTCTACTGCTATTGTTTCAGCTATAGGACTTTTGAAATCTGAAATAATAGTTGAGTTATGCCCTAATATCTTTGCAGTGTCCTCATCAACACCATTTTTTGTTAGGTGGTCTTTTGCAATATTCGCCTGCTCCAGTCTTATAAAATTTTCTTCTGTCTCAAAAAACTCATTAGCTTTTTTAAGTTTATAATCAAAAATTTCTTTATCTCTTCTTACATTATAAAGAGATTCTAACTCGTAAAACCTATCAGAATCTACTATATTTCCTTCAGCATCAAAACTTTGTAAACCTTTTTTAACGTCCACAGCATGTGGTACAAAAGGAGTAGTAATATCAAATGCTTTTTCTGTTTGTTTATTCAGTTCTTCCATTCATCTCTTCTCTAAGATATTTAAGTCTACGCAATGCACCTATCGCACCCTGTAGTCTGTGAATAACTACATGATTATCAGACTGCTCTAAAGCTGTATGATTCTTTGCAATAGCATCATCAAGATACTCCACAAAGTTTTCCCACAAAGGTTTATCATTAACTAATTGTTTTAGGTTCATTGTATAGTGCCTTGATTACCAGTAAATCCCGGCTCATCAGGTGTTGGCACTGAACCTGTACCTATATTAGCTCCACCTGACCCTTGTGTGTCTTGTACTTGACTACCTGCAGGGACTTCTTCTGTCTCTTGTGGTGGTCTGCCCTCATTGGGTGGGGGAGGGGGTGGTGGGTTTTGCTCTTGGAACTTTTTAAGTATCTCAGCCTGTACTGCAGCCTGACCCATAGAGTTAGCTACTTTGTCAGGGTCTAAGTCCATAGACTTTGCTATCTCTCTTACAATATAATCCATCCTTGCAAAAGGAGCAAGAGCAGGATTAGATACTGTCTGCATAAATTGCATTAGCCTTTGACTACGTACTTCATTAGCCATAAGACTTTCTGTACCCTGTGCTTTAATTTCTAAGTCACCTTTTATCTCAGAGTCAAAATCAAACTGCATGTTAAAACTAAAAAAAGCTTTACCCAGAGGACCTAGTAAATAGTCATCTACGTTTTTTATAACGCTTCTAATAGAGTTGTTAGCAGCATTCATAAGCATACTAATACCTGAAGCTGTACGTCCTACACCTGTTATACCTGTCTGACCATGAGCAAAGGAAGGAAAGCCTGTACTCTCATCTGCTAACTGTCGTGCTTTGTCAAACATCTGCATGTTTTCATTCGACACATTAGGAAACTTTGTACCAAAGATTGCTTGACCCGGTGCGCCGCCTTGTCTTCTGAATATTTTTCCCGGATATACGGACAGGTCTTGTCCCGGAACTAAGTTTGTTTCATCTACTTCTATAATAAGATTGCCTGACAGTGCAGCGTTATCTACGGACATACGCATAAAACCATTCATCAGTGTTTGTGTATCGTCCATGTTCTCTGCAATACCCACACCAAATATGCTGTATGGGTTCATCTCATACGGTGTTGCATAGTAGGGTAAGTAGGCAGGAGTAAACGGATTCATAACAAGTCTAAGAACATTGTTATTGCATATCCAGATGTTTACACTAACTTGTTCCACATCACCTAGTTCTTCAGGTATATCAACATCATACCCCTCTATTATTTCTCTGTCAACAAAACCCCAAAACTCTAGAACCTCAAATCTTTCGGCTCTGTCCTCTTGGTTATTGTCTTCCATAACGTGTTCCCACCATTCTTTATTGTACATCTCTCCTTCATTGAGAGATTTATCAATAGCATTTTCTCTAAAGAATGGTCTTTTCTTTAATGCACGTAATTGAGAGCGAGACATTTTGTGTCTCTCTATAATAAACTCAGCTTCATCCATGTTACTTGCATCAGGGTCTGGGTAGAAATTCCAAATAGATACGTGAGAAGTTTGTGGTACAGTCTTAAAGAGTGGGCTATACATTCCTTCTTCATCCCAATTAGGATACTCTTTATCTACAGCAAAAGGTCCCTTCATTATGCCTGTACCAAAAAGAGCCGCTTCAAAGGCTGCGGCTCGTAGTTGTTTCTTAGCATTCGACTCTTCTAGTTGGTCGTGTATTTTTTTCTCCATCTTCTTTGCTGCAACCATTGCAGGATGAAAGTTGACAGACGTAGGACTACCTGTCGATTTAAAATCTATCTTATCCTGAACAGGGTCTAAGTCATCTGTTAAAGGACCTACTCTTTCATTAAACTCTGGAAGGGTTTCTCCTGCTAACAATTCAGGTAGCTCTCTAGGAGTTATACCTGCCTGTCCTTTAGCTTCTGTTAGCTGTGGGTTTGTTTCTAGGCTAACTGTGTCTTCAACACCGTCAGGTAAAACTGTTGGGTCAATACTTAATGGAAATTTATTGCCACCAAACAATACTTCTACAAGCTGTCCGTAAGCAGCAAGAACTTTTGTTTTGGTTACTTTAACAAATACCTTTGATTTTTCTGTAGAAGTAAACTGTACGTCAGGACTATATAAACCACGATAGTTTCTGTAAGCCTGTATCCATCGCTCTTCATCACCTCGTCTGTTTGTTTCTGCTTTAGAGTATTTACCCTTTACAAAATTAACAATGTCCCCAACAGGTTCATCTGTTAATCCGTCTTGTGCCATATCTTCTATTGCAGAAGATTCTACAGAGTCAGGAGTTATATTATCTTCTTCCATATTTTACCTCAGTATCCAAAAGTTGAGTCAGCCATTTGAAAACCAGAACGCTGCATATCTGGGTTGTAGTCGAATAAACTACTACGTGGTCGTGTCATTACACCATAACGTAGTGCATCGTATAAGTGGTCTTCCGACTTTGTATCTACATCTTCCGAGTTGTTCTTGTCGAGTGGGATAGAAGGAAGTTGAGATATAATATTTGTACAAGTGTTAAAGAAGACAATGCGTGGTTCTTCGGTAAATTCATCGACTTGCAATCGTCTGTGTATTTCATTCTTTCCTGCAATTCTACTTCCTTTACTTCTATCAGAGGGTCTCCATCGACAGCCTTTAATTATCATTTGTTCAGCCAGTGAAGGTCCTGTGTCCCCTCGCTTATGCCACAATGAACTGTCTAGTACACCGTACCGTATTGTACCATCTTCGTGTTCAGCTTCGAGTACCATGTCTGCCAAGTCTGTTGCTAGTACCCTAGAAGCATACAACTCTCTGTAGACTACTAGTTGCTCTGAAGGTGTTACAGCTATCCAAACAACTCCTGTATGACTTCCATATCCATAGTCACAAGCTCTAAACTTTGTCCAACTGTTTGGTATACTATAAGGGTCAACAACGTGTATAGTCCTATTCCACTCTGGAAATGCCGCCCCTTCATTAACATCCCAATTACCCTCTAGTAGTTGCTTGCGTTGATACTCAGGTAGAGACAAAAGGTTTGCTTCATACATACCATCTTCAGATAAATAGGGATTATCAAAAAGAGTAGCAGGAATAAATCGCCTTTTAAATAATGGTTTACCTTCTTGACTGTGACCCTTAGGCATTTGAAGAACCTTACCTGTCTCTAGGTCTGTTGCCCAAAAAGATGTATTATGTGGTGCAGGGTCAATAAACATTTTCTTTACCCAACTGTGTCCTGCTCCCCCGGGGTTTGATGTAGCTCTCTGATATAAATCTAGTCCACTTCCTTTTGCTGTACGTAGTCTTGACCTCATGTAGTCAAATGGATAAGGACTCCCCCACTGTGTAAGTTCATCAAACCCTATCCAACTAAAAGCCTGTCCCTGATACCGTGTAACATCATCATCTCTGTCTAGGTAAGACATCCAAAGTGTTGCTCCTGATGGTGCTACCCAAGTCTTGTCTCTTTCCATAAAGCGTATATTGGGTATCGCCTGTGGGTAGAGTTGTTTAGAAACAGAGATAAGTTCTCTTAGTTCTTCTGTTGTACGTCTTATTAGTAGTCCTCTAAACTGAGGATTATTAAAGTAACGTACAGGGTCGGCTAACATTGCGTAAGACTTACCACCTCCTGCTGAACCACCGTATAATACTTCACGTTCTGTAGACGAAAGAAACTCTGTTTGTGGTCCTTTATTTGGTTGGAAGATAACATTTTGTGCTTCTTCCGTTTCTATCGGTTCAGGCTTCGGTTGTGCCTGTACCTTGGTCTCTTGCACCAAATCTTGTGGTTTCGATTTTTTCTGCCTTCTCAAGGGCTTCTTTGTACCT